TTAGTGATAGCGGCAGTATAATACGCAAAAGGGTTCTGCGATTTTGATTCATCGAATTGCAGTCCGATTTGGCTGAGTTGCAACAGGGCTTGGCTTCGCATTTCGTCATTGTAGGTGTATCCTCTCCAGTTTGATCTTGTGGCATAACGTTCGCACAGTTTCATAAACATATGAGCCAATTTTTTGGTCATTGCTCCGTGGTCCTTACAGAACTCTCCTGAATCCAGGTCGCCTTGCCAATGACTTTTGCCCACACAGACCACAGCGCCATCTTCCTGTACTGTGTAGTGTTTGAACGGTGGAAAATTGCATTTGACATATTTGGCCGGCGCTGGGATTTCGATACCGTCATCATCATATTCTGTAGTGGGTGGACCTTCTTCTTCGGCAAGTTTTTCTGCGGCTCTGCGTGTTTTGACATCGTCCACAGGCACGTGATCCCAGGTCATGACACGAAATACCACTTCAGTCTCGGGTATTTTGGTATATTTGATTTCAAACTCGTCCAGTTTGCGTTTGGTACCATCTGCTGTGGCGGCTTCGTGTGCCAGTTTGGCCAGACGTTCTGCACGATTACGGCGTGCCTGTAAGATATTCTTCTTGTTGATCTGTTTGACATCAGTAAGAATAATATCATAATCTGCAAATTCTGGCCCGACATATTTGCAGTAGGTGGTCTTGCTTTTGTGTATTTCTTTGAGAATATCTTTGTTGTTAAGATAGTTGGCTTTCACAGACGAATCCTTTATAGTTGGTGTATAGTAGCAGAAAAACAACAGGCTTGTCAACCGATTATATGATGCTATTTTGGCTTCGATAAATATTAAAAGATAGGAACAATATTTATGGCAGTCAACTCTGACACAATGGGACCACCGGCACCGCTGTCGCCCGAGCAACAAAAATGGCTTGGCGGCGCAGATGCCAATGATCCGTACATTCGAGCACGAATGCTCAAGGCAGTTCCAAATCCGCCTGAGCAAACCAGTCTTTACAGTTTTGATCCCAAGCAATTGAGATTGGGCAATGCTGGACTCAATCCTGGTGGACTCAGTTGTCGAAAAGAGGACTACGCCGCCAAAGATGTTCCAGTATCTGTTGACTCGCAAGGTGGTGTACAAACCGACAGTCCCAGCGAAGATTGGCGAGTCAAGGTAAGTCTTGCACCTAGCAGTACTATATTTTACAAAAGTAGCAATGCTGGTATTATGTCTCGATTGAAAGACACTGGTGGAGCAATATTCCCTTATACTCCACAGATCAGCGTGACACACGCGGCACGTTATGCAGAACAAAAGTTGACACACAGCAACTATGCCAGTTACTTTTACGAAGGATCAGACGTATCCTCAATCAATATTTCGGGTGAGTTCACGGTACAAACACCCGGCGAAGGGCAGTATCTATTGGCAGTGATCAGTTTCTTTAGAAGTTGTACCAAGATGTTCTTTGGCAATCAAGATACCAACACTCCTTCGGGTAGTCCACCGCCCATGGTATTTTTGAACGGCTACGGCAAATACTATTTTCCCAATGTACCCTGTGTGCTGACCAGTTTTCAACACACCATGCCACCGGATGTAGACTATGTTGAAATTTCTCAAAGCTATCTACGTCAACAAGAAATGGTCAAGAGTAGTGTGGGAAAAACTCGTGTGCCCACCACCAGTACCTTGGCAATCACCTTGCAACCAGTTTACAGTCGCCGTATGGTACATCAATCGTTTAATCTTGACAAGTTTGCCAACGGTGATTTGTTGATCAGCGGTGCAGAAGGCCAAGGAGGATTCCTATAATGGCTGTTGCTTATTCAAAGAAAAGTGCCTACTACAACACTGGCCTGTACGGTAATTTCTTAGACGTACTGGACTCACGTACCATTACCAAACAGGTAGACGATGTTTACTATACCATAGACAAAGTTTATCAAAATCGACCAGACCTACTGGCCTATGACCTGTACGGCGACAGCAGCCTATGGTGGGTGTTTGCTGTTCGTAATCCCGATGTCATACGAGATCCTATATTTGATTTTGTGTCGGGCATAACCATTTATATTCCCAAGCAGGCCACTCTAGAACAAGATTTGGGACTATAAGATGGCAACCAGTGATGAAATAGCTGCAGAACGGTTAAGATACCTTAATGAGAGCAAGCGCCTGGCGAAAGAATTCAATGCAAGAATTGATCAAACCAACACAACAAGAAACGCTGTATCAGAACAGGCCAAAACAACTCTAGATCAGATCAACGGAGATACTTCGCTCACAGCCGCACAAAAGGCCCAAAAAGAACTTGATTTAAGAACCAACACACTGAAGCCTGCTAATGATACTACGCTAGATGCCTACGAGGCCATCCTCAATGATTTACAAAAATCGGCAGTAGTTGGCGACGATTTATTGGCCCTACTGCAAAGAACTCAATCAAACATAAACACTCTCACAGAAAAAGTCAACAACAACAACACAAAAATTGCAGAGTTGAGCAAGATTGCAGGCGCACCCGACACAGAAGCTAATAAACAAAAAGAAAAAGACACAGCCAGCTCACAGACTGCTGGCGATAGCCAACCTGCAAACACAGGCAGTGACGGTACTGGTACCAATGCCGGCAACAATACCGATGCCAAGCCATTGACCGCAGAAGAAATTGCAGCCAACAAGAATGTACCAAAGTCCAGCGAGGAAGATCGTAACACACCAAAAAAGCAGTCCGCGCCTGTTACTAGCCAACCGGCTCCCACATCTGCAGTCACAGCCACACAAAAAGTAACGTCATCGGGCACACAAAAGAAATCTAAAACATCAATAACACTCAATCCCCTGCACCGTTATGCCACCTATACCTATGGTATAACTCTGCACCTGCTGTCAGCACAATCCTACAATGACATGTCTAACGGCAAAGCCTGGTTGCCCGGTGCAAAGACTCTAATCAGCAGTGCAGGCAGATACGGAAGCAAAACATTCAAAAGACCTGCACAGTTTGCAGATGATTTTTACTTTGATGGACTGACCATGCAGACAATCATTGGATTATCTGCACAAGGCAAAAGTTCTAATGTGATCGACATCAGCTTCAATTTGATTGAACCTTATGGACTAACATTACTAAACCGCTTGCTGGAAATGGCAGTAGAATTACAAATACCAAACTATCTAGCCAATCCTTATGTGTTGCAAATTGATTTCTTTGGCAACGACGAAGCCGGCGACATAGTACATCCTATTCCAAATCTTACCAAGTATGTTCCAATCAAACTGATTGATATGAAAATGAAAGTTGGTACCACTGGCACCAACTACGCCTGCAGAGCTATACCTTACAACCACGAAGCATTCAGTCAGGTCATTGCTGCCACGCCGGCCAACTTTGAAATCACAGCAAAAACAGTTCAAGACTTTTTTCAGAATGATGCCGACGAAGCAAACTTAACAGAACAGGCAACACGAAATGCACAAAGACAAAAAGACATTCAAACGGAACAATACAGAATAAATCCCAACAATGGCCCAGTTGATCCACGCACTGTTGCCACCAGCCAAGAAATTATCAAAAATAAACAGGCAGCTTTGGCAAAGCCATACGAGGTCAAAAGTTTCAACGGTGCATACAATGCATATCAGCAGTTCCTTGTTGACAACAAATCTGTAGAGCATCCTACAAAGATTAAATTTGAAATTGACCCTGAAATTGCCAAGTCGTTGATAGTGTACGAAAAGAAAAACTCATCGTCGAATACTGCAATGACCAACACCGACAGCGGCAAAGAAGTCAGCAAAGCGGTTGCTGCCAACAACACCGGCAGTGGTCGTAATTCTGCTTCAGCATCGGGCATGGACTTGACCAAAGAAAAATTCAACGTCAATGCTGGTACCAGCATATTAGATGTCATAAACATGGTCATGCGTGGTAGTACATACATAACAGATCAAATCAAAGACCAAAACAAGGTAGATTCAGACGGCAATCCCATGAAGTGGTTCAAAGTGATTCCGCACGTACTACTCAAAGATTTTGATTTTATTAGAAATCAATTCAGTCACGAAGTAACTTTTAAGATAATTGCATACACAGCACACAATGGCAAACATCCATTGGCACCCATATCAACCGACGAACAAATACAACAAGATTTGCGTAAAGAATACAGTTACATCTACACTGGACACAATAATGATATTATAGATTTTGCTATTGACTTTGATGCCCTGTATTTTACTGCTGTTAATGTGTTTTCAAAGAATCTAGAATCTCTAAGTGATGCACAAAATGCCGAGGATGGTAGTAGTTCCGGTAACACAGGATCTGGTGTCAAGTCTTATCTTAGTGAATTATCCAAGCAACGCACAGACAATGTTCAACCAAATCAGACTCAAATAATCACCGGTGATCAACGAAATGTTGGATTTAATGCTGGACAGAACAGCAGTGTTCAAATTGCTGCCGATGTCATGCAGAGTTTGTACAGTACTCCGCGTGGAGAAATGTTGAACGCCAAATTAAAAATCATTGGAGATCCAGATTTTATAAAACAAGACGATGTGTATCTTAGTCCTGGCAACAGTAATTATCCAGCATTGGAAGAAACACATACACCCAGCGGCAGTATCTTGACTGATCGGGGAGATATTTTTGCCCGTATAAATTTTAAAACACCAGTTGACATTGATCCTGCAAGCGGTGGTCTACGCACAGACCAAAAATATCTCAACAGCAATTTTAGCGGTATCTACAAAATTATCAAGGTCAGCAGTGAATTTCGAGGCGGACGATTTGAACAAAATATAGAAACCATTAGATATCCAGATCCTCCGGTTGATCCCAAGAAAGCCAAAGCCAACACAGAACGTACAGACTCAAACAACAAGAACGAATTGAACTCAAAACCTGTTGCAAAAGCGCCGGCCCCTGAAAAGAAACTTGAACAACCTGTAATGAGTCCCAGCGACGTAACCAAAGCCAAACTCAATGAAGTTGATAACACAGAAACTTCCAAACTTGAATCGGTGGCAGCCAATGGTGACACTAGAAATGTAACTGAAGTGCAGACCGCTGCTAGTACAGCCAAAGACAGTACCAGTGATGCCACTGCGGCAGCACCGCCAGCACCGCCAGCACCTCCGCCACCTGATCCTCCTGAATCCAAAGAAGAAATAGCATACAAACAAGCATTGAAAGAGTTTGGGGCAGACGAACAAAAATGGCGGGCAGCTAGACGTGTGACTATTGACTTTAAAGAGCGAGCCGACAGGGTGTTTGGTACCCCGGCCGAAGCAAAATTGCTGGCACAAAGAGATGAAGCCAAGATTGCTGAGGATGCGGCCTATGCTGAGTACAAGGCAACTGAAGCTAAGTTAGATGTTGCGTACAAGGCCTACGTTAATAAAACAGGAAAGACAATTTAAATGGCAAGCAATAATCGAGTAGGCAACAAATTACCCAAGTGGGCAGACCGCGACTCTGCCACCGGAGTCAAGTTAGACACCGCGGTGTTTGTGGGCATTGTGAAAAACAATCTAGATCCTGCACGTTCAGGTCGACTACAGATTTGGATTCCAGATCTAGGTGGGCAGGAAGATGATTCTAAAAATTGGCGCACAGTCAGTTATGCCAGTCCATTCTTTGGAAGTACTGCACCCGGTGCAGCCAATGCCAACAACACCACAAACAAATGGGACGTGGCCCTACACACCTACGGAATGTGGGCAGTGCCACCAGACCTAGATAATCAGGTGTTGTGTACATTTGTCAACGGTGATCCTGACCGTGGATTTTGGTTTGCTTGCATACCCGGTACAGTCAGCACATACATGACTCCAGGCATGGCTGCTGGCAACAACATAGACACAGATTCTACTAGTGCAGATGTCAAGGCATCAATCAAGTCTGGTGCCAGTGTGATACCGGTGACTGAATTCAATGAAAATACTCCAGGCTCGGTCAATGACATTTTCTACAACAACCCCAAGCCGGTACACGAAGCACAATACAACAGATTGTTAACGCAGGGATTGGACAAAGACAAAGTGCGCGGTGCCATCTCATCCAGCAGCCAGCGTGAAAGTCCCAGTACAGTGTTTGGTATCAGCACCCCGGGACGCTTTGTGAACGATCCGGCTACCAATGAAGATTTTCAAAAGAAACTTGAAGAAGGAACACTGACCAAAGACGACCTGCCCACAGGCGCTCGCCAAGGTGGTCATCAATTTGTCATGGACGATGGCGACATATTGGGTGTTGACAGTCTAGTAAGATTACGCACAGCCAGCGGCCATCAGATCCTGATGAGCGACAGCAACAAGGTCATGTACATTGCCAACAGTGAAGGCAGTGTATGGCTGGAATTTGCTGAAAACGGCCAAATGCATATATTCAGTGCCGGCGGACTGAACATACGCACACAAGGTGATTTGAACCTGCACAGCGACAAGAGTATCAACATCAACGCTGATGACTCTATAAACATGAAGGCTGCCACAGCCATCAACGCAGAAACCAATGCATTGACCATGCGATCCATTGGTAAAACTACGTTGTTTGCTGGTGGTATGAACATTGGCAGCGATGCCGACATACACCTGTCGGCCAGTGGCAAAGGTACTTTTACCACCGATGGAGTGCTGTACTGTGTGGGCTCGCAGATCAAACTAAACAGTGGTGGCGGTGTGTCGGTCAATGCACCTGGCAAAATGAAAACTTATGTACACAATGATGCCAGTCAGCTCAACGCCACATCGGCCTGGGAATCTGTGCCCAATGCCATTGACAGTATTGTCACCGTGGCACCAGCACACGAACCTTGGACCAGACAAACCGGCGTTGGCCAAGGCACAGGGTTGAGTCCCAACGGCAATCAAGGTCCTGATAGCGTGTCCGAAGGCGGAGCTCCTGCACAATATATTGGACCAATCAACTGTGTGCCCAAAGGCAGTGTGGTCAAAGACGGCAACGGTCAAGCAGTGACTGATGGCAGTGGACAACCAGTTAGGATCAGTGCCGCCGCCGCAGATCCAGGACCGGCAGCAGCCGAGAAAAAGCCAGTGACCAAACCTGTTCCTCCTGAATGGGTCCGTAGAGATGATGCTCCTAATCCGCCTGGGGCAATTGGCCCATTGAGTCAGTACCAAGTCAAATGCGTCATGGCACAGATGGCCTACAGTGAAAGCCGTTACAATTATGATATCCGTGAAGCTGCCAATGGTAATTATCTAGGCCGCTATCAGCTTGGATCCGCTGCCTTTACTGACTTAAAATATATCAAGCTGGATTATTATACACAATACAAGACACGAGCAGTGCGTTATGCTGATGCTTGGTACGGCAAAGAAAATATCAACAGTGACACTGATTATCTTGCCAACAAGGCAATACAAGAAAAAGTCATGTTTGACCTAATGACAGCCAACTACAAAGCACTCACTGCAAGAAGTGATGGCAAATATGGCATCAATGCCGATGATGATCTATGCACTGTGGCAGGTATGATTTGTGTGGCACACCTGTTGGGCGCTGGTGGTGCTAGAAAATGGCGTTACAGTGCAGTAGGCGGAGATGCCAATGGAACAGATGGCGCAACTTATTACAACCGTGGTAGATATGCCATTGATATTCTGGCTCTCAATGGCAACGGAACAACAGCAAGTTTCAATGGCGGATTGGCCACACGCAGTACTGGCCTGGCCAGTACACAGGCTCTGACACCAGCTGCCGCTGCCGCTGCCGCACAAAATATCAATCCTACAGATGTCATACAGTTTACACCAGCCGCCCGAGGCAACACAGGTTCGGGCACACTGGAACGTTTTAATCAATGTGATGCCAAATTCCGTGCAATGGTGCTGGGTGCAGCCAAAGAATACAAAGAAAAAACTGGACAGAAACTGATATGTAACAGTAGCCTACGTACCGCAGACGATCAAACCAAACTGTACAATGCCTGGGTCGAAGGCGGTGGTCGCGGCAAAAATACAGTCAATACTCAGTATGGTCGTATCAGTATGCCACTGAAATCTCCAGGACAGCACGGCCGCGGCTTTGCCATGGATTGTCCAGCAGAACAACTGACAAGAATGAGCAGTTTGGGATTGCTGTCCAAATACGGTCTACAATGGTTGAACCCCAAGGATCCACCACACATTCAGACACCATTGAGTAGAGGGTAAATACAGTTATGGCTATACTATACAAAGGTTTCAGTACATATAATCGAACAAAAAAGTTTAGATTGACCGACCACGAACTGATCAAACAGGATTTGTTCAACAATTTTAATGTCAAAAAAGGCGAAAAACTCATGCAGCCAAATTTTGGTACCATAATATGGAACATGATGTTTGAACCTCTAACTGAAGAAACACGCAGTCTCATGGTCGACGATGTCAAACGTATTGTGGCCTATGATCCAAGAACCCGTGCAACAAATGTCATAGTAACGCAGTTCGAGTACGGAATTCAAATAGAAATAGAACTACTGTTTATAGATACAAATCAAGTAGATGTATTGGCTTTTAACTTTGACAATCAATCACAAACACTGACCCGTGCTTAATTAAACACCCATATTTTATTTTAAATAAATATTAGAACAGGGTTAAAACATGGCAATTACAACAAGACAAACTAGTTTACTGGTACAACAGGATTGGAAGACCTTGTACCAGACTTTCCGCGAAGCAGATTTTCAGAGCTACGACTTCGAGACTCTTCGCAAGAGCATGATTGACTATATCAAAACTTATTATCCTGAAGATTTCAACGACTTCATTGAAAGTTCAGAATACATTGCTCTTATTGACCTAATTGCATTCTTGGGACAAAGCCTTGCATTTCGCACAGACCTAAATGCTCGCGAAAACTTTATAGACACAGCAGAACGCCGCGACAGTATTCTCAAACTGGCTCGTTTGATCAGCTATAACCCCAAACGTAATCTTGCCAGTACTGGACTGCTAAAAATCAGCAGTATCAGTACTACCGAATCAGTAGTTGACACAAATGGATTAGATGTAGCAAACTTAGCAATCAACTGGAATGACAGTGCCAATGATTCTTGGCAAGAACAATTCAACGCAATTTTGAATGCCGCCTTTGTATCCAGCCAAGTTGTAGGCAAACCTGGTAACACACAGATTATCAATGGTATTGAAACCGAAGAATACACAGTGCAATTGACGCCGGGACAAACGCCAGTGTTTAGATTTGCTAGCATAGTCAATGGGGCTCAAATGAACTTCGAAGCAGTCAATGCAACCACTGCCGAACAAAGTTATATCTACGAACGAACTCCCAGTGCCAGTGCCAACTTCAATATATTGTATCGCAATGACAGCCTGGGCAACAGCAGTAACAGCACTGGATTCTTCCTTTATTTCAAGCAAGGGGTAATGAACACACAAGATTTTACCATTGCTGATAATTTGCCTAATCGTGTGGTCAATATCAATTTTGACAACATCAACAATACCGATGTTTGGTTGTATTCATTGGACAGTTTTAACAACGAACAGACTCTTTGGAAAGCTGTCCCGTCGGTGTCGGGCACCAATGTGATCTACAACAACATTGCTGAAAAGAATCTTTACCAAGTCAGTAGTCGCACCAACGATCAAATTGATTTGGTATTTGGCGACGGCGCCTTTACAAATGTGCCACAGGGCAACTTTAGATTGTATTATCGTCAAAGCAATGGATTGAGCTATAAGATCACTCCGGATGAAATGCAAAACATCATCATACCATTGACTTATACCAGCCGTAGTGGTCGCGCCGAGACATTGACTATTCGTGCAAGTTTGCACTACACAGTGGCCAACGCCAGTGCCAAAGAAACCATTGATGATATTCGTACCAAGGCCCCACAAAACTATTATGCACAGAATCGTATGGTCACCGGAGAAGACTATAATCTTTTTCCTTACACTCAATATGCCAACATTCTAAAAGTCAAAGCAGTCAATAGGACCAGTTCTGGTGTCAGTCGTTACTTGGATGTGCTTGATGTAACTGGCAAGTATTCCAGTACCAATGTGTTTGCTGAAGATGGTTGGTTGTATCGCAATGAATTCTCTGGCAGCTTCAATTTCCAATGGAACAGCACCACAGAAATTTCCAAGATTGTTTACAATCAAATTATTCCTTTGTTGGATGCCAAAGAATTAGAACACTTATACTATAAGACATACACACGATATGTGCCTAATACTACCATACTGTGGACTACAACACAAAAACTAAGCACTGGCAGTGTGGGATATCTAAGTGAAGATGGCACAACTGCCATCGCAGTATTGGATGTGGGTTTATCGAACAAACTTCGTTATGTTCGCACAGGGTCTATCATTAGATTTGCAGCCGGCACAGGAAAATATTTCAATGCACAAAATCAGATTGTCACCGGTTCACCAACACTGAGTGGTGATCGCACCTATATCTATGCAGGTGTCATGGACATCAACGACACCGTTATTACATTGGGCGAAATGGTCCCTGACTCTGCCATCATTGATCAAATTGTCCCTCAGTTTAAAAACAATTTCTTGAGCTCCTTGACCGACACCGTAAAAACTTATATCCAAAGCAAAAAAACATTTGGACTGCGCTACGACGACTCGACCCAAACCTGGTCCATAATTGAATCTGCCAATTTGAACACAGCATCAAATGCATATGATTTTAGTTTGTCTCGTGCTGGTGATACCACAGGACAAGCCCTGGACACCAGTTGGTTGATCAGACTCAGCTACAACGGCATCGACTATCGAGTCGACTATCGAGGAATTGATTATATCTTTGAAAGCCAACGAGAAACACGTTTCTATTTTGACGAACGGGTCAAAGTGTACGACACAAGAACTGGACTTACCCTACATGATCAAATCAATGTATTAAAAATCAACAATCAACCCGACAGTCGTGAAGCCATTGGCCAAGACCAAACTTGGTACGTTTACAAAAATATGGTTGAACCCGATGGTTATCAAAGCACACGCAGAATCTTGGTGACTTTTCCAGACAGCAACAGCGATGGTGTTCCAGACAATCCTGACCTATTTGATAACATCGTAAATCCCTTGGTGAATACTTCAGCCAAGTATGTGTACCAACAGTCGGTGAATGATCCCAACCAGTTCTTGTACACACAACCGTATGACAATGCTCTGGTTGTCAGCACCTACGCTACTCAAAACGATATCAGGACCTATATCAACATCTACGAAAGTGGACAGTTGTTCTATGCCACCACAGAAAAAATATTCTACGAATTGTCTATAGTCAACAGTGTGAGAAGTCTTGTGGTACGCACAGACTTGGCAGCATACACTGGTCGTCAGCGGTTGTACTTCCAGTATCGTCACAACAGTCCCAACTATCGACGCATTGATCCAAGTCCAAACAACATTATGGACTTGTATATTTTAACAAAACAGTATGCAGCCGACTATGCAGCCTGGATACAAGATACCAGCGGCGCAGTTGCAGAACCAGTGGCACCCACCAACGAGACCTTAAAAATTGAGTTCAGTGGATTAGAAAATTACAAAGCATTGAGTGACACATTGATATACAACACAGCAAAATTCAAGCCCTTGTTTGGTTTACGTGCAGATCCTGCACTACAGGCCAAATTTAAAATTGTTAAAAATTCCAACATTGTCATCAGCGACAACGACGTCAAGAGTACTGTGATCAATGCTATCAACACATACTTTGCAATTGGTCAATGGGATTTTGGTGAGACATTTTATTTCTCAGAGTTGAGTGCATATTTACACACCACCCTAACACCTAACATTGCCAGTATTGTTATTGTTCCCAACGATAGTGCAGTCAGATTTGGTACCTTGTATCAAATCAATTCTGAAGCCAATGAAATTATCATCAGTGCTGCCACAGTTGACGATGTAGAAATCATCAGCGCAGTAACAGCGGCACAAATCAATCAGACACTAGCATTGACTTCTGGAGCAGTTTAATGGCCAATAATAAAACAGTAAACCTATTACCTGAAGTATTCCGCACCGATACCAACAAAAAGTTTCTCAACGCTACCTTGGATCAGTTGGTTTCTGATTCTAATTTTCAAAAAATCAATGGCTATATTGGTCGTCGATTTTCGCCCACTGCCAAATCAGCTGACTACTACATAAAAGAATCCTCAACACTGAGACAAAATTATCAACTGGAACCCAGTGCTGTTATCAAGAACAAATCGGGTGATACAGAATTCTTTGGCAACTACATTGATTTGTTGCAACAAATCGAATACTATGGCGGCAACATAGCCGACCATGATCGTTTGTTTAAAAGCAAATGTTACAGCTACAATGGCCTGTTTGATTTTGATAAGTTTGTTAACTTCAATCAATATTACTGGTTGCCCAATGGGCCTGACGCTGTAACTGTATCCTGCGCCGGCGCACCATTGACTGCCAACATAACTGTAACCAGAGACACAGCCACTGGTTCTTATAAATTTTCCACAGAAGATGGTGCACTGAATCCTGAGCTGTTTCTGGTACACGGCGGCACTTATAATTTTATAGTCAATCAACCTGGCATACCTTTTTGGATCCAGACCGAATCCGGAACATCAGGACTGAGATTGGGTCAACCCAACACCAGCAGTAGACAAATATTTGGAGTGACCAACAACGGCGAGGATGTGGGTACTGTCACATTTGTAGTGCCCATGCCTGACTCCCAAGACAGCTATAACGAATTGAATTTGGCCTACGAAGTTGACATAGCAGTAGACATACCTTACAATCAGGTGCAGGGTTTGACTGTGGCCGAGATTGTGGCCAACGGTGGACTTGACGGCGCAACCACAAACTTTTCAACCAAGAAAATTATATTTGTTGGACAGTCCTATACCAACGCAGACTGGACTCCAATTGATGTGTTTGATGCCACGCCAGTGCCAGTACAAGATCGTTACACCGTATGGACTATCAATCTTGTTGATGACGGCAACGGCGGTCAAGTGGTCGATCTAGTCAATCCATTGCCAATTACCAACACTCAAAAAGTATTTGTACTGGGCGGCGTTTCGTATGCCAACACCCAATATCTAATTGCGTCCGGCAAATGGAGCCGTATTCCAGTCGTCACTGCTGCCGCACCTTATCTGTATTATCAAGACAATCTGGCGTCAACCATGACCGGAAGCATAAGATTGATCAGTACCACCGGCACACTAATAAATGTAGACACTGAAATACTAGGAAAAACATATTTCAAGAGTCCCAATGGTATAACCTTTACCAGCGGTCTCAAGATACAGTTTGATTCTTCAGTCACCCCTACCAGCTATGCCAACAAATCGTTCTATGTAGAAGGAGTTGGTACTGCAATTAAATTGATATCCGTTGAACAAAACACCAGCATTGGTACATACATCACTGATCCAACAACACATGACTATGTTACCATCAATCGTGCCAGCATTGATCGTAATGCTTGGTCAAGAACCAATCGCTGGTTTCACATTGATGTGATCACAGCAGCCGCTACATATTTGAATCAATTCCCGTCAGTGACACAGGCACAACGTGCTCTACGTCCTATTATTGAATTTGAACCAGACCTACAACTATTCAATCAAGGCAATCTGGCAAAAGATCAAGTGGATATTTTGGAGCTAACAAAAATAACCAATGCATTTTTGCAGGTTGAAAATTATTCGACCAATAACAGTCAGTACGCAGACATCACTGTGGGCGGCACTACATTTAGATTCAATGTGGGCGACAGAATTATTTTTGCAGCCGATACTGATCCATTGGTAAAAAATAAAATTTATGTGGTCAGTATTTTTAATTTGACCAATGATCAAATAACTCCTGACTATCGTGTGCATCTTGAACTGGCCGCTGATAGCGTTATTGCTGTAGACGAAACCATGTGGGTGAGAAAAATTTACACTGTGAATGGTCTGGTCACCAATGAAGAATACTGGTTTGATGGGGCCATCTGGTCAAAGTCACAACAAAAAACAGCATACAATCAAAGTCCACTGTTTGATATTTTTACAAGTAATAATGTAAGTTTATCCTATCGTGGAGACAGCAGTACATTTGCAGGAACTCGAATATTATCTTACAAAATTGGCTCAGGAAGATCAGACCAAGTGCTGGGTTTTCCTTTGTCTTATCGAAACTTTCAAAACGTAGGCGACATTGAATTTTCTAATGATTTTGACGCAGATACTTATCAATACTTGATTAATAAAGTTCCTGTAGTAGAACCAGTCAACAATTATTTTATTAGAAAAAATACTGTCAATGGTGGCCACGTATTTCGAAATGTCTGGACAGAAAATAAAGAAGAAACAAAACAATACCAAATATTCAATTACACGTTCACCGGCGAGACAAATTATTTTGTTGTTGACGTTGCACCAGAATCTGCCAACGGATCTGCCAATCTAGTTGTTTACAGAAACGACGGAAAAATTCTTGACACTGTAGACACCGCCGATTATTCCATTGTATCGGTAAACGGAAAACAAGCAGTTAGAGTCAACGTAAACATTTTGACAGTGGGTGACGTCATCACTATCAAAATATACAGCAACACAGTTAGCACAATAGGTGCATACGAAATACCAAAAAATCTAGATCTCAACAGTCTTAATAACACATTTGCCAGCCTAACATTGGGACAAATACGTAATCATTTGGTCACATTAACACACAACACCAACCAAGTCGTCGGTGTTGTGCCTGGTGTGAGTAATCTTCGTGATTTAGCTGTCAAGGATGCAACCGGCAGTATTTTACAACATCAAAGTCCTGCAATATATAGCAATTTGTTCTTGCTTGACCGCGATGTTAATTTTATCAAATCAGCAGAATATGCACAAAAAGAATACACAAAGTTTAAAAACAAATTCTTAGAGTTATCTCTTACCAGTGGCTTGGTTGATACCAATGACATTCCATCTAGTGTGGATGCCATCGTTAGCGAAATCAATCGTTATAAAAATTCCAAGTTTGCTTGGTACTACAGCGACATGGTGCCATATGGCAGTAACCTACAACCGTCGACCACATATCAAATTTTAGATGCCGCCATTCGCCAATATGAAATTACTACAATATTTGACGATACACAGTTGAGCGATCGCGCAGTGTTGGTTTACTATGCCACAACCAAAAAAAGACACCTACGGCAATCTAGTGTTGGATGCTAAAAATAATCCCATCATTGTTAGCAAACGAGCCTTGGTAAAAGGACGCGATTACTATTTTAATCAAGATCGTCCGGCCGTCACATTAACGCAACAGGTGGCGCAACTTTATAATGATTTGATTGTGGTCAAAGATTACATCAGTACCAACGGCAGTTACGTGCCCGAAACACCTACCAAACTGGGACTATATCCAAAATTTGTTCCAAGTATTTTTACGGATGATACTTACCTGACGCCTACCACAGTGATACAGGGACATGATGGCAGTATGACTCCAACATTTGGAGACTACCGTGATCAGATGTTGTTGGAACTTGAAACAAGAATATTCAACAATATCAAGGTCACTTATGATTCAACCTTGATTGATCTGTATGATTATCTACCTGGTCGTTTTAGAGTCACAGATTATAATCTCACCGAGTTCAATAACATACTCACAACGTCATTCTTGAAATGGATTGGCAGTAACAGAGTCAACTATACAACCAATAACAGTTATAATTCCAATGATTCGTTTAGTTGGAATTACAAAAACTTTTATGATGTCATTGACGGCAAACAGTTGCCTGGCAGCTGGCGAGCAGTATTCAAGTATTACTATGACACAGATCGTCCGCATCGAGCACCTTGGGAAATGTTAGGATTCAGTGAGAAGCCTGCTTGGTGGGAAAATCGTTACGGCGCCGCACCCTATACCGGGGGTAACTTGGTATTGTGGACAGACTTGAGTCTAGGCTACATTTACGGCGAGGATCGCTACGACACACGATTTGCTAGACCTAATCTATTAAGAATCATTCCGGTTGATGATGCAGGAAATCTACGTAGTCCAGACAAATTTTTAGTTGCCAATTTCAGCAGTATCAAAACTAATGCCAGTTTTTCAGTGGGTGACATTGGTCCAGCAGAAAATGCTTGGCGCCGTAGCAGTGACTATCCTTTTGCTCTACAACAAATAATATCATTGATGCGCCCTGGATTCTACTTTGGTACGCTAATGAATGTGGACAACTACAATGTCAATCCATACCTAAATCAAGTTGTATTTGCTGATACACTACAGAGAATTACGCCAACGGCAATCAAGATAAATGGTCTAGTCGGCGGTACTCGTCAACGCACAGTGGGCTACATCAACTGGATTGGTGATTATCTGACCAGCCTAGGTATCTCCCCTGGTGTCAAGATTGTCAACTATCTAAGCAGTTTAAATGTACAATTAAGTTACAAACTGGCAGGCTTTACTGGCAAGAACTATGTCAAAATTCTTGCTGAACAGAGTTCTCCTACCAGTACCAATCAAAGTATTGTTATTCCAGACAACAACTACGAAATCTTTCTAAACAAATCGACACCGATCAAGAAGATCAATTACAGTGCTGTGATTGTACAGCGCAGTGGCAATGGTTGGACCATAAGTGGTTATGACATTGAGAATCCGTTCTTTACAATTATTCCTAGCCTGGCCAACAACAATGCGGCACGTGTTGAAGTAGGATCAACGGTTGGCATCATCTATCAAGATTTTCAAAATTACAAAATTCGTATTCCCTATGGATACGAATTCAACACACGCCAACAGGTAGTTGACTTTTTGATCAGCTATGGTCGTTATCTAATCGGTCAAGGCATGAGATTTGATGCCTACAGCGATCTATTAAACACCACACAAGACTGGACATTGAGCGCCCGTGAATTTTTGACTTGGAGTCAACAAGGTTGGAGATCTGGAAGCCTACTGGTACTGAGTCCAATCATTGATCAGATTGTGATCGAAAACACCACAGGCACAGTTGACTATATTGAAAACAATATCTATGGTAGCAAACTGCTGGATCAAGACAGCAATGTTATTAAGAATTCTCAGTTCACTGTGATTCGATACGGCAATCAATTCAAACTAAAGGCACACAGTGGTCAGACCATTGGCTTTGCACAATTAAATGTTGTTCAATATGAACACGCACTAATCTTTGATAATGCAACATTATTCAACGACATTATTTACAAACCTGAATTGGGCAATCGTCAGTTTAGATTAAAACTGGTGGGCAATCGTACCGGCTCTTGGAATGGTCAATTAGATATTCCAGGTTTCATCTACAACAACGGCGTTGTTGATGCATGGACTGCCAACACTGATTATAGAAAAGGCAGTCTAGTAGTATATAAAAATAACTATTATGTTGCATTGACCAATCTCATTGGAACTTCAGAGTTTTTGAGCAGTCAATGGAAGCAGATTGCAGAAAATCAAATCAAGACTGGTCTATTAAATAATTTGAGTTATAGCGCACAAGAGTTTGATAATTTTTATGACGTCAACAATCAACCTCAGAATCTACAGCTCAACAAATTCAGCAATAGCTTGATTGGATTCCGCGAGCGCAGTTACCTAACAGATCTAGGCCTAGACATTGAAACACAGGTCAAATTCTATCAAGGCTATATCAAACAAAAAGGAACTCGTAACGCTGTTGATGCATTCAGTCAAGTTTCTTTAAACAACGTTCAAAGCAGTATTGAAACTTTTGAAGAGTGGGCGTTACGTGTGGGCGAATATGGCGCCACTGACAGCAACGATTTCGTAGAAATTGTGCTTGATGAGCAGGTGTTTACCAGCGATCCGGAAACATTGGTATTGTTAAATACCAATGACACTGTACCAGATCAAATTATTGGTATAACACCAGAAAATTTGTATCATCGTCCAAATTATTACAATCCCAATTTGCTAACAGATCAAACTGCACCCAAAGATATTGGCATTCCAATCACTGCAGGGTACGTGAACTTGGCCGATGTTGATGCAACACTGTTTGACATACGTGAATATACAACACTAAACAATATCTTGTACAATGTTGGTGCCGGATACAAAATTTGGGTGGCAAAGGATTTTGTAGACGACTGGAACGTTTATCGAGTAAATGAGACCGATAACTTTGTGATTGAGATGAATTACGCTCTCAATGGCCTGGCATTGGTAACCACGTATGGATCACACAATTTTGCCATAGGTGATGTTGTTGCTATTAGAAATTTTGACACAGATTTTGATGGATTTTATAGAGTGTTTGATTTGGATACGTCAAACACTTTCTATGTTGTGGCAGCAAGAAATGCCGCCACCCTACAAAAATTATCATCGGTGTCGGGCTCGGGACTGTTGTTCCAATTAGAATCCATGAGGGTTGACAACAGCTCGGGAATCATCAGCAAAGAGCCATTAGACAAATGGAGAGCCAACGATATTGTTTGGGCAGACAATGACCAAGGTGAAGGCCGTTGGTCTGTATACAAAAAGTTTGATGTGTGGAAAAGCAATACCATAGTCACCTTGGCTTCTAAAGAATATATACGTGATAGTCTTTACGGCACCGCAGTAAAAATAAGCCGCAACGGCGGCACACTACTGGTAGGACAACCCAGCGGTATGTCAGCAACTGATGCTGATGTTGTTAGAACATTTTCTATAGATCAAAACACAAATCAGTTCTTAGAAAGTGATCCAATCAAAGCATTGGTGAAACTTTCAACAGTGGGAGGCAATTTAAAATTTGGTACCAGCATTGATTCAGGAACCAATGTACTGGCAATAGGTGCTCCTGGATCACTGACAAACCAAGGGTTGGTTTTTCTATACAATTACAACTCTGGATTGAGTTCTAACTTTGCTCAGATATTACGGGCGCCTGATGGTGCCGCTGATGATCTATTTGGTCAGTCCATCAGCATGAGCAAAGACGATCGTTGGATTTATGTTGGTGCTCCGGGTGCCAACAAGGTCTATGTGTACGGCGTAACTACTCCGACCACAAGCATTTATTCAGTTGATGTAAAAGATTACATAGATTTGACACTAGATCCAGGTACTGGAATTTATGTTGCTCCAGTAGAATTCACATTATCTTTTACCCCGATCAGTATCGATACTCTGGTGGTAACCGGAGACAATCATACCTATGTGGCCAATGTGGATTTTACTCTTGCTGGCAATGTGGTAACATTTGTTGAACCAGTTAATGATGTCACTATAACGTTTAAACAGGCTCAGGCTTATAAACTAATAGCCACGTTGACTCCTCCTGCGGCGTCTGGAGTAACTTATGATCAATGGGGATCGTCAATTAAGACAACCACTGATGGTAGAGAAATTGTTGTGGGGGATCCACGTGCTCTTGTTGCTGGGACACAATTGGCTGGTATCACCACAGTACATCAAAGAATTGTAGAATCATTCATTGGTGACGGCACCCGCAATACATTTACACCACGTAGATCTTTGCCAACCCCATATGAGGATTTGATTGTAACTGTTGATGGTGTTGAGCAAACCTTTGTTGGAAACTATTTTGTTAATGGTAATAGTGTACAATTTGTTCAGGCTCCCACAAGAGGAAGCCTGGTACAAGTTGAAATAAATTCTTTTAATTTGGTAAAAGTACTGGGACTTGACAACGTCAGTAACCAAGCACGTTTTGGATATGCTGTTGACATTTGCAATTTAAATTGTTCAGTGTATGTTGGCGCACCCTACTATACACGACCTCAGTACTATGCTGGTCGTGTATACAGGTATGTGAACCAAGGTCGAGTATATGGAACCATAACTGGCTCAGCAGCCAATCCAACTGTGACGTTGGGCAACAGTATTTTTATCAATGGTATTGAAGTGGTATTCACAGGCACCACAGTGACCAGTGTGGCCACTGATATCAATGCGACACGTATTCCGGGCATTGCTGCCTTGGTAGTCAATGGGCATTTGGTGATCAACTCGACGGTTGCTGTTGCCAATAAACGCCTGGATATTTTACCCGGCAGCGGCACACATCCATTGGCAGATCTAGGGCTTGAGGTGTATGCATTTACTCAGGCCATCGAACATCCGAACACAGACAATACACAACGCTTTGGCACAACAGTCAAAGTATCTGACACAGCCAACACAGTATTTGTTGGTAGCTCCGGCGCAACAGCAACAGAACTTCAAACAATGGATCAAGGCGATACCACACTAGATCAAGATTCAACTCGACTGTTAAATGTAACCCCAGCTTCGGGGGCAGTATTTGTATTTGACTATATTGCCACCACACCCGACAATGTTACAACTCCTGGGCAATTTATTTCTGTTGAAGAAATAATTTCAGATTATGCAGAATCTGGCGCAAACTTTGGTGCAAGTATAGATGCTGTTGGCGGATTATTAATTATTGGCGCCGACCGAGATAGTCGCATGGTGCTAGATGCTGGCGAAGTGTATTCTTACGTCAACAATGGCAACAAACCATCATGGCAACTGATCAGACAGCACAATGCCAAGGTTGATACTGCCAATCTAAATAAAATGTTTGTGTACAACAAAAAGACCAACGAGATACAAACAAATTTAGACATAATTGATCCTGCCAAAGGCAAGATATTGGGCATCGCCGAGCAAGAACTAGATTACATCACCAGCTACGATCCGGCCAAGTACAATCAATCAAACCCAGTCATTGACACTTTTCAACCACAGACAGCCGAAGACAGTGTTAGAACTCCTTTTACATTTAACTATGTGGGAACCACTGCTGCCTGGGGTGCAGAACAAGTGGGTCAACTATGGTGGAATCTTGATGCTTGTCGTTACATTGACTACGAACAAGACACCTTGGTTTATAGAAGCAAGAACTGGGGCAAACTGTTTCCTGGTAGCACCATAGAAGTATGTGAATGGGTCGAAAGCTCGCTGCCGCCTGCCAGTTACACTGGTTCAGGTACACCCAAGTTCAACGACAACAGCACATATTCTTTGTCCTACAATGTTGACAATGCCACTGGCGTAATTGTCAACAAATATTATTTTTGGGTAGTGAACAAAAATACATCAGATCCGTTTGCAGCCAACAAAACAAAGACAGCTGCCGATGTGGCAAATATCATTGAAAATCCGCAAAATTCTGGCGTTTCATATGCGGCCGCAATTCGTGCAGACGCATTTAATTTGTACAACATCAATCATTATATTTCTGACACTGATGCCATATTACAAATTGCATATAGTGTTGTCCCCAATGAAAATATTATTCATAGCGAATATGAGTTGATAAAAGAAAACACAGCCGCAAGTGTAATACCCGCCAAGATCATAAACAAAATCATAGATAGCCTTGTTGGAGAAACTGCAGATTATCGTTTGGTACCAAATCCCAAGTTGCCAACCAATCAACAGATTGGTATCGAATCAAGACCCATGCAGTCGGTGTTTAAGAATCGTTTCTCTGCGTTGCGGGCCTTTGTGGATTATTGTAACCAGGTCATGATTCAATACCCCATAGTACTGGAATTTGATACACAGAAATTCTACACCAACGCCGAATACCCATCGGATAATTCAGGTGCCTGGGATTTCAAAACATCAAACTATGAAGATCTTGCCTATGTTGATAAAACAGTATTGCCTGTTGGATACAAGATTCTAGTGACAGCAGACACACAATACAATGGACTTTGGGCAATCTATGTGTTGGATGCTGACAAAGAATTTGTACTACAAAGAGTGCAGACATATCGTACTGATCAATATATTGATCTAGTGGATTGGTACGATAATACATTTAATGCCAGTCAGGAAACCAATTGGACAGTTCAGACCTTGGCTGAACTAGAAACAATTCGCGCACAATTGGTTGCTGATGATATCGTATTGGTCAACAATGATGGTTCGGGACGATACGCATATTATCGTGCAAATGCCGATAAATCTACCACGCTGGTTGGATTACATAACGGCACAATACAAATTAGTTCAGCATTGTATGACCCAACTGTCAACAACACTGCGTTTGGCTCTGGAGATTTTGATACCAACCGATTTGATGAACATCCAGTGGAAGAAATACGAAATATCTTTGCCGCCATCCAAAGCGATATTTTTGTCAAATATCTTGATGCAGAATTTAATAAATTATTCTTTGTGTTGGTCAACTATTTGTTGAGTGAGCAAAAATCTACAGACTGGATTTTTAAAACCAGTTTCATTAGCGTATTACACAAGATTAGAAAACTTGATCAGTACCCAAGTTATATTCGAGATAATCAAACATACTATCAGGATTACATCAACGAAGTCAAACCTTATCGTACACAGATAAGAGAATACTTGCTTGACTATACCGGAGATGATTTGTTCAATGGCAATATCACTGACTTTGATTTGCCCAGTCGATATGATTCAAGCACCAAAACATATCATAGTCCCACTGTGAGCAATATTGAAGATCCTGATTTCATGGCCAGTTTACCAACAGCACTGAGAGCAGAATATTCAAATTGGTACAACAACTACAAATACCAGGTCAGCAGTATCAAAGTGTACAACTTTGGTGGCAACTATACCTCTGTGCCCAATGTTACTATCACAGGTGGTGGTGGCAGTGGCGCCAAAGCAACGGCCAACATCTGGACTGGAAATGGCACTGTTCGTTCAGTCACTGTTACAAATCCTGGAACAGGATACATCACTCGACCCAATGTTGTAATCGAAGGCAATGCTCGAGCTATTGCCAGAATGCACAATGTGTACTACAAGATTGACACAGCAAACAATTACAATACTATTCGAAGTATCAGTAGCACCATCAAATTTGATAGAATCAACTACACTTCGAACATAGTTGATTGGGCTCCAAATACTGTATATTATCTTGGAGACACTGTTCGTTACGACGGAGACAATGATTCTGATAAAGTATACAGAGCGAATGTGGCCACAGTTCTGGCCGGTAATATATTTGACTATACACAGTATGTCAAAGTTGCTGCCAATGAATTTGACAATGCCAACGATAGAACTATTGGTTATTACACTCCGGGCTCGGGTATGCCTGCTAGGGACCTAGAACAATTATACACTGGCATTGGTTATCCAGGCGTAAAAGTCTCTGGCATAAAATACGATCAGAAAGTAAGTGTCACCAGCAACGTGCTTCGATTCTTTGCTGGCAACAGCACCATCTATACCACCGATATTGGTAAATTCAATTTTGACAAGGTGGACCTTGCAGCCGGACAAACCATCGAAGTATCGGGTGCAGCCGTTTCGGGATCAGCCCTGTATGGCAATGTTGTTACCAATAACCGCAAGTGGACCATCAATCAAATACAAGACGATCGGGCTTTTATATACTACGATTCTGCTATTCCTGCAGAGTCTGCCAATGTTGCAATAACTGTGATTGACGAAAATGCCGGAACACCAATCACATTGACCTACTACAACGAAAACAATCCGTTGGACATGGATTCGATTATTCAAAGCTCGTATCTTGATACAGCACTAGGTACCCGGCCTGAGGATATCAATGTCACTGGTGGTGCTTATGTGGATCAATACAGCAGTCATGCACCAGAGGAGTTGATACCTGGACGCCTGTATGACAACTTGAACATAGAAGTGTGGACACAGATGTATTCAGGTACTGCCAATGTTGGATATCGTATCTATCATGGCATGAACAATGATTCGGCCACACAGTTGATGTTGGAATTGTCTGACACCATCACAGTTGCCAACGTGTATCCCGAACCTACATATATCTCGCAAGTGTATTTGGATCATGCGAATCCGCTGGCCAACACAGCAGTGGCATTTGGTCCAGGTGTTGCGTCAATCACCAGCGATCGAATCCCTGTGTATGACTACTACCAACATGGAATAGATCGTTATGGATTTGTTGTTGCTGATGATAGATCCATCTATGTCAATGATGTTGATCAAGCAGTAACAGTGGTTGGTGTACGTAAAAATTCATGGCCCGAATACTATACCATTAGTCCGACCAACATAACTGTATTGACCAGTAATTTGAATATAACTGATACAACCATTCGCGTTGCCAATGCATCAGCACTGCCACCCCCGGGCATAGACACACTATTGCCTGGTGTGGTGTTTATCAATGGTGAAAAAATTACCTATTATGGTCGCAATTTGGCAACCAATACGCTGAGTCAAATTCGTCGCGGTGTTGACGGAACTGGTGCTCGCTTAGTTCACGTTGCAGGAAGTCGCGTGGTTGATTCTAGCGAGCCACAAAGATTGGCTGGTAATGTACACTTGACCACTTGGATAAATGCACCCACAGGCAATGTAGTTGTGCCCTTGGTTGACAAGTTTCATAATCCAATTGTCAGTAACTCCGGTGCAAATATCAGTACAACAGTGACACAAAGACTGGCTGGATTAGAAAACAGTTCAACGCCCGAATCCATAGCGATTAGACTGGCAGCAGGACTACCAGGATAATGGGTAAATACTAAAAAGGAACAAGCAAAATGTCAGATATACAAATAGGTCAATTACCATTAACAACATCATTGTATGATGCATCTCAGTTGCCTATAGAAACAGCCAACGTCACATATAAAATATATGGCACATCTATCAAAGACTATGTAACTAGTTTGGCTTTTTTGAATTCTGCCGGTAATATTACTATTGGAAATATTGCTTACCCAGCAAATTTAAACACAAGTGGCAATGTATATTCGAACAGTTTAATTGTTACTGGTAATGTTTATGGCACACTATCGGTGGCTACCCAACTGGGAATAACACGAACAGGTACGCTGGGCAATTTGGTAGTCGCAGGTAATATCACAGTAGGCAATGTTGCTGGCATACAGATACAAGCAAACACAGGAATTTTCAAAGACATCTATGGCAACATAAAAACACCCGCACAGACCAGTATAACCAGTGTTGGTTCTCTTATAGGATTGACAGCGACCGGAAACGTTGAATTTTCAAACTCAACATCTTCGAATAACACCACCACTGGTGCATTGGTGATCGCTGGCGGGGTGGGCATCGGTGGCAATGTCAATGTTGGTGGTTACATAAAAACTCCCACACCCATACCTGAAAGCAATGACACACAGGTGGCAACCACAGCGTGGGTCAAAAGTTTTGCAACAGCAAAAGCAGATTTAAACAGTCCAAATTTCACAGGATTGCCCACGTTTCCAGAAGGCACAGTGGCAACCACTCAACCACCTGGAACCAACAACAGCAAATTGGCCACAACAGAATTTGTCAACGAAGCCAACGTTGGTTTGGCCAACAGAGTTAATTATCTATTGACCTCTAAAGCTCCGTTGAACAATCCGACATTCAGTGGCAATGTCAATGGCATCACCAAACTCATGGTAGGATTGGGTCTAGTCGACAACACCAACGATGCCAGCAAACCGGTCAGCGCACCCACACTGTCTGCGTTGAATTTAAAAGCAAATATCGATAGCCCTACATTTACGGGCACAGTTAATTTGCCACCTAATACATTGGCCACGACACAATCGGCTGGTACGTCCAACACAGCAGTGGCCACTACATCTTTTGTAACCACTGCATTGGCATCGGCAGTGCCTACTGGTACTGTTTTAATGTGGCCTGGAACCAGTGCTCCAAGTGGGTATTTGATATGCAATGGCGGCGCAGTCAGCAGGACAACCTTTGCGTCACTGTTTTTAGTAATCAGTACAACGTTTGGTGTGGGTGATAATAGCACAACATTCAATGTCCCAAATTTTACAAATCGTATGCCCTACGGTCCTGGTAGTTCAGTTGCCATTGGTTCCACCGGCGGCAGTAAGGATGCTGTAGCAGTGTCTCATAATCATGAATTCACTGGAAGTACCAATTTAGTAGACCTTGACCATAATCACAACGAGACCTGGGCCGGTCCGTCGGGTGGCACAAATACGGCTGCTCGTCTAAATTACAGCGGTCCACCCCCGGTCACAGGCGGTATGAATCAAAATAGATTTCACTCCCATAGCGTGACTGGCACTTCAGATTCTGGCAAAAATCTCAGCGGCGGCAGTCTAGGCCCCGGCACAGATCTAAACTTGCCGCCTTACTTGGGTATCAACTTCATAATAAAGACCTAAAAAACCATGATAAATAACGAAACAACGGACGAAAACATGCAAGATACTACCCCAGAGAATCAACAACCACCTGCAGATGATGTAGGAAACCTGTACGTGCAGGGT